CCACACATGAAAATCGCACAAGATGTTCATATACATACTAAACTAGGTACTGATTTATATAACAAATTACAAAGTGATATTACAGGTGGTAGCTTAAGTGGTAATTATCAAACACTTGTAGAGGATTATATACAAGATTCATTAACGCATTGGACATTATATGAAGCTATACCATTTTTAGGCTATAAAATAATGAATAAAAACATAGTGCGTAAAACAAGTGAAACAAGTCAAAATGCAGGATTAGATGAATTAAACTATTTACGTGAGATTGTTCGTAATACTGCTGAATGGTATACCGAACGTATGATTGACTGGTTAAGACATAATAATCATTTAGTGCCTGAGTACAATACAAACACAAATGAAGATTTATCGCCTACAAAACAAAATTATTATAGTGGTATGAATTTACATCCTATGAGAAAGCGACCAGGTGGTATATATTTAGATGATTTTTTAACGCCTGATTTAAAACCATAATGTATAGACCAAAAGCAAGTAACGAAAGAAAATTAAAAACATATTTAAAAAAATGCAAAAAATAGTTTTTACAATATTAATATTATTTGCTACAAATAATTTATTTGCACAATTTAATTTCTTAAAATATGCAACTGTTTACACATCTGTTAATGTAAACAATGCCTTATTTATGCAAGGCAACTATCAAATGATAGAAAATCAATTAGTCAATTTGACTAGAGAAAATCCATATGACTTTACAATAGCACTAGGTATTAGAAAATTAGCACGTTTTGAGTATCAAAGTAAACCAGGTAATTTCTATGATGGTACAGAAAAATATATAAGTGATAACTCTATTATTGGTGCAGTAAAAGGATTAGAATATAAAGCACAAGTAGAATTAAAAAGACAACAAGGTAGAGAATTTGAAAATAGACATATTTCTTTACGTTATATTGGTGATTATTACACTATAAAAGCAGAACAAAGATTTAATGGTTTAGCAGATATTAAATACTCTAATATAGATACAAGATTAAGATTAAAAGCAGGTAACAAACTAAACTTTACTTTTGGTGTTATGAATAGTTGGCGACCATTAGGTTATGAGTATAATGCAATACAACAATATATAGATGATGGTAACATGTGGTATCAACTTGCATATGACTATAATTATACTGATCAATATTTCTATATAGATGGTAATCAAAATGGTGAAGATGATTGGTTTGATTATTATGACTGGAATTGGTATAATGAAGATGGAATACAAATAGCACAAAGTGATCACGAATTTTATAAATATCATTTTGGTAAAGTAGTTAGAGAATATACTTTAGATGTACAAGATAGTTTAGGTATGGTACGTGAAATGAGTATTGCTATAGGTAGTAGTTTCTATCATTATGGAGATAGGTTTTGGCTACATGCATTTGCAGATGTATATCCTAAAAGATGGTTGCAAGATGATATAGCAGAACAAACACTAAGATATATAGAATTAGAGCAAGATAGAGTAGATTATACAATAGGTTTTGTTCTAGGAACAAAATTAGGTAATAAGAAAAAATTTGGAATATTTATAGAGGGTGATTATAATGATATGTGGGGTAGAGAATGGTATAATTTAAAAGCAGGTATTAACTATTTATTTTTTTAATATGAAAACAATATGTGATGTATTATCATTTTTAACATTCGGTTTAGTATGTTTTAATAAATGTGATAAAAAGTGTAAAAAGTAATGGCTACAGAAATCAACAAAGAAACAAAATTAAAACTTAGTTTAGAAACAATAATAAGTTTAGGTTTTGCATTAGTAAGTATAACAGCAGTTTACTTTACTTTAAAAGGTGATATAGCAACTGCTATGGAGATGCCTAAACAAGATGTTACAAGAACTGAGTTTGATTTGCGTATTGAAGCAATAGGCAACCAGGTTATGTACAATGGCGAGCAGTTAATGGAAATTAAAGAAACTTTAAAAAAGGTTGACGAGCGATTATATGAAGTTAGTAAAAGATAATAAATACTCAGTTATATTTCTAATATATATACTATTCTTATTGTGCTTAATTAAAGTATCTAAAGCACAAGAAACAATAACTAATTTAAATAAAACAAAATCAGGCATTGTAGTATTACAAATTAATGCTGATTTTAACAAAGCAAATACATTAGATTTAAGCAACTTAAATGATTGTGTAGTGTATTATATGGACATAGCACACGCAAGTAGCTTAAATGTAAGCAAAGTGCCTACTGTGATCATATTTGATGGTAAAGAGCAAGTAAGGTATGAAGCTAATATAATGATGAAGTTAGAAGCAACACGTAAAGATGTTCAAAACTTTGTTGATAACATAATTTTAAACAAGTTTAACTAATGGCTAAGGGAATTAATTTTACATTTAGAGCAAAACCTAAGAAAAAACGTAAAAACATACATTCTAAAAATAGATCAAGAACAAAAGGAGGTAAGCAATTCCTAAAGCTATATAAAGGTCAAGGTAGATAATGGAATTAATCGTATTAAGATTTAGCAGTCAAGAAGATAGTACAAGTGGTTTATTATTTGAACGTACAGATTTAGGTAATAATTTTTTATGTTATACATTAGAAGATGAACGTAGAGCATTAAAAATACCAGGTGAAACTAGAGTACCTGCAGGTATATATGATATAGAGTTTAGAACTGAGGGTGGCTTTCATAATAGATATAGTAAAAAATTTGCGTTTCATAAAGGCATGTTACAAGTTATGAATGTACCCAATTTTGAATATATACTATTACACATAGGTAATGATGATAGCCATACCGCAGGGTGTTTATTAATCGGAGATAGTCAAGAAAATAACATCATAATAAAAGATGGTTTTATTGGAAAATCAGGTAATGCTTACAAAAGAATATATCCTAAAATTGCAAAGGCATTAGAAAATGGTGAACGTGTTACAATACAATATATAGATTATGCTTAATAACATATTTGGTAATATAATAGGTAAAGTAGTAGATAATGCTGAGGGAATACTCGATAAAGTTATTACAACTGACAAGGAACGTGAAGAGGCAAAGATACAACTACGTAAAATATTGTTAGATGCTGAGAAAGAAGCATTTAATAAAGAGGTAGAAGATAGGAAAGATGCAAGATCATTATATAAAGATGATGCAATTATACAAAAGATATTAGCAACTTTATTTACTATAGCATACTTTGGTATAACATACGTAATGTTTAGCTATTTTGTTACAAGTACCTTAGATTTAGGTGAGTTTGAAATTAGTTTTATATCTACAATTTTTGGTGCTATGTCAAGCAAAGTTAATACTATCATTGATTTTTTCTTTGGTGGATCTGCAAATAAAAATGGACAACAAAAACAATAGATTTAGGTTAAAACCACACGAAATTACAATACTAAAAGATATACGTAAGCCTAAAGTAAATCGTTTAGTAATTGGCGATATTCATCTACCCTATACACATAAAAATTATTTAAGTCATTGTCAAAGAATAGCAGAACTCTATAATTGTACTGTATTTTCAGCAACTGGCGATGTTATCGATTCTCATTTTGGTAGCTTTCATTCAACAAATACACAAACACACGGTGCTAAGTTTGAATTAGACATGGCTATAGAACAGATGAAAGAATGGAGTAAAGCATTTCCAAAAGTAGATGTAACTATTGGAAACCACGATTTGATAGTACATCGTAAAAGTGAAGAGGGTGGAATAGATAAAAGGTGGATAAGAGATTTTAGTGATGTGTTAGGTTGTCCAGGTTGGAACTTTCAAGAAAAATTTGTGCATGATGAAGTGTTATATGTGCATGGTACTGGTTGTAGTGGTAAATCTATAATGAAGAGAGTACAAAATTGGGGGCTTTCTATGGTGCAAGGCCATATACATACAGAAAGTTTTGCAATATATACTGCATCTTTAAATGATCTAAAATTTGGTGTACAAGTTCCTTGTGGAATTGACTACAAAAGTTGGGCGTATTCTTATGCTAAATTTCATACTGCGAAACCAATATTAGGGTGTGCAGTTATTCTAGATTCAGGTAAATTACCTATAATTTGTCCTATGGAATTATAGTTATTAACAACTACTTTAATCTAGTATTGTTAATTATTTCTTTACTTTCTCAACAATTTTCTGTTAATAATCAATTATTTTTTGTATATTTGTCTTGTGTTTGCAATTAAGCAACACACTAAAAACAAAACAATGACAAAACAAGAAAAATTTGAATTACAAAAATTACTCTACAAAATTATGACAATGGGAGATTGTAATTCAATGATTAGATTAAGATTTGACAAAACAAAAAGAAAAGATTGGCAAAAATTTATGCTTGAATTTATAGACAAAATTAAATAACTAACAACACTAAAAACAAAACAATGGACAAAGACAAATTTAAAGAACTATTAACCACACAATTTAATGTTGTTGATGGTGATGCACCTATAAATGTACAAAAAGTAACATTTGGAGATGTTATGTTTAATATTGAAAAATATAAAACTTATTTAGAAAATAAAATATCTGCAAATAAAGAATTAAAAATACAGTACACACAAGAAGATAATACTGAAATGATACATTATTGTCAAGGTAAAATTAATACTTATAATGAAACAAAAGATATGTTAGATGATATACAACAACAAATTTATAAAAAAGTATTATAATGAATAAAAATGAAAACCCATTACACGCACTATTTGGTGTATTGTTTATAAGTGGTATATTCTGTATGTGTTTTACATATACTGGACATAAAATAGTAAAAGAATTATTAACATTAATTATTAAATAAAATGATAAAAAAAGGAGTAGTAACACAAGCACAAGCAAATGGAACATGGGAGGGTAAATTCGGTCTTATGTATAAACATGAGATTACATTTGATAATGGAGATAGTGGTGAATATAGTAGTAAATCACAAGATCAAACAAAATTTATAGTAGGTCAAGATACTGAATATGAATTTATAGATGGTAAATTTCCTAAGATAAAACCAGTCAATACATTTCAACAAGGTAATTTTACAACTAAAGCAAAAGATGATGTACAAGAATATATAGTAAAACAAAGTAGTTTAAAATGTGCTACTGATTTTATTATAGCTAATGGTGGTGATGTTAAATCTATTATAGATACTGCTGAAATATTTACAAACTGGGTGCTAAAAGGAGAAAAACCTAGTAGTAATAATATGCCTTTTTAGTTATGAGTTATTTTAAAAATCATAAAAAGAAAACTATTCAAATCTTAAATCATGTTGCAAAACATATGAAAGAAAGTGATTTTGATTATGAGATGATAGATTTAGAATTAGCATTAGAAGAGGCAAAAACACATTATTATCATTATTTAAAAATGAAAGATGATGATAAATACAAACCGAATATTGAACATAAAAGTTATAAGTAATGAAAAATATATATTATACAGATACAGGTTTAGAAATAAAATATTTAATACATAAAGATAGTGGTGATTATTTACAACCACCACATAATGAAATAGAAATAATATCAATTTGTTATAATGATATTGACATAACTAATTTAATGTATGAAACATCAGAGCCATATTTAGAAACTTTAATAGAAAAAATAGAAGATGATACAAAAAGAAATTAATAAAATAAAATTTATAGCAGAACAGTATTTAGATATACCATTAGGCTCAATAGATGGTGAGAAACGCACACGTGATATTTCATTAGCAAGAATGGTAGTAGGTGCTTTTATAATTTGTGATTTAGATATAAGTATCGGCAAAGCATGTAAACTTTTAAATAGAGATAGAACTAGCTTTTATTTTTATCAAAAAAAATATAAAGAGTATATGAGTGATTGTAAAATTTATCCTGAATATATAGAGTTATATAATTTTATACATGATACATATATGAACGATCAAAAGAGTTTGTTAAAAGATGCTAATACAAAAAACTGGCTATATAAATTAGAAACAGTAAAAAACCATCAAAAAATTATTGATAGAAAAATGAAACAAATTGAGAAAGAGGCAAAAATGTTAGGCATATGAAAAAAATAGTAGTTAAGAAAAAAACAGATTATACAGTAATATCTAATGTGTTTTTACGTGATGAAAAACTATCACTTAAAAGTAAAGGTTTATTAGCATATGTTTTATCATTACCGAATGATTGGGTTTTGTATGTTACTGAATTATCAAATCACCATAAAGACGGCACAAGTGCTATTTATAGTGCTTTTAAAGAATTAATAGAGCATGGATACGTAAGGAGAAAACGTGAACGCATAGATGGTAAATTAAAAGGTATTGATTATATTATATCAGAAATGCCTATATTAGAAAACCTTAATGTTGAAAACCTTAATCAAGAAAATCTTAATAAAGAAAATCAAGCACTACTAAATACTAATAATAACAAAGTAAATAATATACAAAGTAATTATATATTAGAGTGGAATGATATAGCAATACAAATAAATTTTAATGATCTTGACAACTTTATAGATTATTGGACAGAAAAAAGTCCATTAGGAAAAAAGATGAGATGGCAAAAACAAAAGACATTTGATGTAAAAAGGAGAATGTTAAGGTGGCAAAGAAATAATTTTAATAAGCCTAAAGTATCACAAACAAAACACATGCTTAATGTATGGCAAGAGGCTAAAAAAATAATTAATAATGGATAAAATATGGCATAGATTTAATACAGATATTAAAGCACTCAAAAATGATTGTGTTGATGTTATTAGTAAGTGTTATTTAATGTTAGGACAAAAGCCTGATGCACAACAAGTTGTAACAATGGCTAGTTTATTATATTATGATTTAATAAATAGATATTCTACTATGACAATACAAGAGGTGCAATTTGCTTTAGAGAAAGGCATAAAAGATGGTGATGATCTAAATTGTTTTATAAATGCTAGAAGTTGGAATGTATGGTTAAAACAACATAAAAAAAGTGAGCAATTAAAAAGACAACAAAAACTAATTACAGATTATCAAAAACACGAGCAAAACATTAAAGCAATAGATAGTACAATAAATAAAGCAAAACAATTAAAATGAAAGTGTTAGAATTATTTGCAGGTAGTCGTAGTATAGGAAATGTCGCAGAAAAATATGGTTGTAAAGTTTTTAGTGTTGATATTATAAATTTTAAAAAAATAAATTTAGTTAAAGATATTTGTAATGTAAATATGAATGACATTCCTTTTTATCCTGACATGATTTGGGCATCACCACCTTGTACATATTTTAGTGTAGCTAGTATAGGACATCATTGGAACGAAGATCATACTCCAAAAACTAAAGAAGCTATAAAAGGCATGGAAATTCTTGAAGCTACTTTAAATCTTGTTTTAAGCTATAAAAAAAGCATATATTACATAGAAAATCCAGTTGGTAAAATGCGAAGAAAAATAAAAGGAATAAACAGAACAACAATTACATATTGTAGTTATGGTGACAATAGAATGAAGCCAACAGACATTTGGAGTAATAATATATTTGACATATTTAATATAAATGGTTGGAAACCGAAGTCACAATGTTTTGCAGGAAACAAAAAATGTCACCACGAAGAAGCACCAAGAGGTAGTAAAACTGGAACTCAAGGACTTAAAAATAATTATGAACGCAGTAAAATACCTGAACAATTATGTAAAGATATTATTGAAGCAACAATTTATAAACTAAAAAAATAAAATGAATATATTAATATTAACATTAGCTATATTATCTTTACTATATACTTGTATATGGTTAGCAGTAGATAATATGAATTATAAAAGAAAACAAAAAAAATTTAAAGATAGAATTAACAAATATTAAATAATTATGAAACTAAATCAAAAACAAAAGGTATTAAGACATTTAAAAAACTATGGTAGCATCACGCCATTAGAGGCATTTAATGATTATGCAATTATGAGATTAACAAGCAGAATATGTGAGTTAAAAGATGAGGGTTATAATATTAAATCAGAATTAATAAGTAGCACAAATAGATTTAAAGAGAAAGTATCATTTAGTAAATATACACTTTGTGAGTAAATCAAAACTTGTAAAAAAACTAGATCAAATATTCAGTAAGTACATTAGATGGTATTATGCTGATGCTAATGGTTATGTATCTTGCTATACTTGTGGCACTACTAAACCAGTAAAAGAAATGCAGGCAGGACATTTTCAAAGCAGACGACATTATGCAACTCGCTGGTTATCAGATAATTGCAGACCACAATGTGTAAAATGCAATATGTTTATGCAGGGCAATATTTGGATTTATGGTAATAAGCTAAAAGCAGAAATAGGTGAAGATAAATTTGATAAACTTATACAATTATCAAACACAAGTGTAAAACGTAGTAAACAAGATTATGAAGATATGATAAAATACTACAAAGATGAATTAAACAAATTTATGTGAATAACTAATTTTCAACAACTTACATATTGCTTATTTATTTTTGTAAACTTGACTTGTGCAACTAACACAAAAAGAATATAATAAATTATTATCTATTGCAAGAAATATATGTAAAACAGATTTTGTAGAAGATTTGTTACATGAGGCATTGTTTGTATGCTTAAAGTACCCACCTGAAAAAATGGAGTTTATCAAAAAAGATGGTAAACTCTTTTTTTTTGTAGCACGTATAATGGCTAATATGTATCATAGTAAAACAAGTCAATACTATTATCAAATAGCTAGGTTTTACGATAAGCACACTTTACAAGATTGCAATAAAATACAAAAATTTATATTTACTAATGAAACTAATAATAGACAAAAGATAGAAACAATAGAGATAATTTTAGATGAACTCTATTGGTATGATAAAGAATTATTTAAATTATATTACTTTGGTGAATTAGATGGTAATAAATATACACTATCTTCATTAGCAAATAAAACAGGTATAAGTAGGCGTAGTATATTTACTACAATTAAAAATGTAAAAACATACATAAAAAAAAGATTAGATGAAATTAGAAGAGTTGATTAAATATACAGATTATAATGTACCTGCAATAGAATTTTATAATGAATATGGAGATTTAGAATATGTAGCAAATTTAAATGAATTTGAGTTTGATGATATAGATGTAGTATATGGTAGATGGTTTGAGCCATATGGAATAGTTAAAATAAGAAGAAAATATGAAAAAACCGAATTTGATGATAAAAGCATATAATCTACTTAAAGCTAGTTATAGAAGATCTGTAAGTGGTTTTGAAGATGTAGATGAAGTTACTTTTTATGATAGAGTACACACTTGTACAAGGTGTGATAAATTTGATTATATAGAATATGAATGTACTGTATGTGGCTGTCCTATAGAAACTAAAGCAAAATGGAAGTCAGAAACATGTCCTAAAAATAAATGGTATGAAGTTAAGTAAAGAACAAAAGGAGAAAGTAG